GAGATTTGTTATTCTTTCTAAATTGACTATCTCTCCATTTGTCAATCTGTACATCACTCCGAACCACCCCCACTTTTCGGCAAAGGACTCTGTGGCAATAGCTGATTCATTTCCTTCAGCTGACCCATCAAAACAGATGGCAAAGTCCTTAGCAATCCTTTCCCTAAATGATAAAAAAAAACCAGTGCACTTTGCACTTGCTCTGCTGACATCTTTTTCATCTGTTCGGCTCGTATTCTTATATTGCCATCATAAGCTGCAATAGTATAAACCCCATTCTCTCCTTTCTCAGTAACAGGTCTATAAAGAATTGCCATAGCTTCTGGTAAATTTTTCTCTACATCATTCTTTAATATAGTTTCCAAATCTGCATACTCACCAAGCGTTATATCATCTAAGTCAGGATGAAACCCATATTCTTTTCCATCTACTTCTATTATCTTTTTTAAAGAACTATCTTGCTCTTGTTGTAACTCTGAGATCTTACCCATCATTACCGCTACATCTCTTAAAGACAATTCATCAATCAACTTCTTAGGAATATCTGACAAAGCAGCTATTGTTTCTCTTGCTTCTTTTGTCTTACTCTTTGATGAATACTCAATCAGCTTTAGCCACTTTTCAAGAGTGACATCACTCCATTTACTGATTAATTTAAACTGCTTTACTTTGCCTTTTTTCTTAATCTTAACCTTCATCTAATATATAATAGAAAAATTCATAATTTAGTTTATTGTACAAAATACTTACCAGCATTTGGATTGTCTAAGTGATAAATAACATTATATCTCGCAGAATCAATAGCGTGATTATATGCATCTACGTACAACTTAGAGCCTTTATCTGCGTACACATAGTTGTTTAATTCTTTGGCTATATTTGTTGATTCTGGGCTAACTACTAATTCATAATCTTGCATTCTAGTTATACCACTTTCAATAGTTCCTTTTTTAACTGGCTTTATGTTTACACCTAAATGCTTTAAGTCTGCTATAAGTCTTGGCTCTGCTGAATCAGCAATGATTAGCTTATTACCTACTTTGCTTAATATAATCTCAGCAAGTTGATTAGACTTTAATCCATTTTGATAGATATGCTCTTTTAAATATAACTTACGTTTAGACTTATCAATAGCAACTTCTGTTAAGCTGTCTGGATCAATACTAAAACCAAAGTCCATTCCACAAGATGTCTGTAAGCCATCAGGATTAAATTCTCCAAATGTCCAATTAGTAAACACTACACCATCTGCACGATCAAGCCAAGAGCCAAGTATTCTGTGTTGGTATTTTTTAAAGTTTCTATGCTTGATGGTTTCTACACGCTGTATAAAGCTGTCTGACAGGTTTTCTTTGTTGTCTAGGTATGTACTATGGATATAGCATACATTGTCTTTAACACCATTAAAACCAGCTTCAACTCCTTTGTCTTGAAAGAATCTATTGTATATCCAATGCTCTTTAGTGACAGGGTTTAATATAAGTATGATTCTGTTCTGCACATCTTTTTCTCTAATACTTAAATCAATAGTATCAAAAATATCCTCATCTATTAACTCCTCTGCTTCATCTAATACCCAAGTGCTTATGCCTTGTAATGATTTTAAACTTGCTGTCTGATTACCAGCAGATGTCTTTATACCTCTAAATAGTATATCTGATTTGTTGCCTAAGTTTACAACCTCAGCCTTATTTACGCTAAAGATATTGTCAAAACCAAGTAGACTTATCTTTTCTAAGAACTCAGGAATAATAGATAGGTGTGCTGATACCATTGTATACCTTGTAAACAATATACGTATGTTTGCTGACATTGTAAGCAGCGTAAGAAACACAGTTACAGCAAATGACTTTCCAGAACCCCTACCGCCTGTTATTATAAAATAACGAGCATCAGATTCAAATAAAGGATTATATTTTTCGTTAAGATTCAGTTTTTACAAAGTTTATCAAAGGCATATTGATACTATCATCATTAGTTGTAACATCAACCCTTTGCTGTGGTTTACCATAAAAGTATTCAAAGAATAATTTGACAGCCCATTGTTCTTTTTTTTCTAATCCTTTTTTTAGTGACTCTAATGCTATGTCATTCATAGGTGTTAGATTCTCTATTAGTTTTTGCTCCTCAGCTTTAGCCTTTCTGCCCGACCCTGCTCTTTTACCTCCGTGTGTACTCATTTTGAAAAAATTTGATTAATCAAGTTGTTATTATATAATAGAAATCACTTGAATTCATTTGGCAACATTAATCTTACTCCTAATTCTGTCAAAGCCCATATGCGTATTTGATCTGCATATACTTCAAAGTCTTTAGTATTCATTCTAGCTGTGCTATTAACAACTTGCAGTCCTATTTGTTTATCTTGTATTTCTATACTTTGCCATTCTGTTGCAAACTTAACCTTTAATGTATCGTGCATTTCATCTGGAAAGTATCCTAGCTCTGCCGCTAATGGTTGTACTATACAAGCCCAGTAGTAATTATTTTGCATATTGCTTCTATTGTTTCTTTGTTTTTTTACCTTAACTATATATTCACTACCTAATTCTTTTAAATAATTAAAAAGCGTTTGCTTATCTTGTGTTGTATTTATTACAAAATTCATTAATACTTTCTGGATAAACTATTGTCAAATCTCTTTTTTAGTTGTTTACTTATTCCACCACTTAACATCTGTTGGTTTATTCTGTATTTAGCAGCTATAACTTTTAAGCTAATGTCAGGGTTTTCAAAGTAATATTTGACAGCTTTACTTGTTAAAGATTTTAAGTATGTTGTTGATCTTGGTTTTCTCATTATTAGAATAATTTGTTTTGCTCTACTTCTTTTTCT